GTTTCATAACCCCTGCATTAAGAGTATCTAATGGTTTGTCAAGAAAATTATTTCGGGGTTTAGAGTTGATAGTGGGCGAACCTAACCGAATAAATCCAACAATCTTATTAGTATTCTTTTCATATACCACCCACTTGATAGACTTGCCAGGCACAGATACCTCTACAGCATGAGAAGTTACAATTTCTAGATAATTTACAAAAATCTCTGTTGTAACTTCTCTACAAACAAAATCCATATCATTTGGATGCATAGAGAAATCATCAAACATATCATCCTGAGGCCCCAGGCCTGGCAGGGACGTTGGATAATTAGACATTCTTTCTAATTTAACTTTTCGCAGATAATCATCAATACGGCCGAAACTGCTAAAATATTCTGTAAACACACTAGCGGCATAAAGAGCATCTGTTCTATTCAGTATCATACTACATCCAAGTTGGAGCGGGCAGAGGGAATCGAACCCCCATCATCAGATTGGAAATCTGAGGTAATACCATTATACGATGCCCGCATTAACCAAAAAAATCCTCTAGCGTTCCCTGTGTTCCATAACTATCGTCAATCAACCAACTTATCTTTTCTGTTATAAACCTTAATGGCTCAACAAAACTCTTAGTGAATTGTTCATCATAGTCTATTCTGTCCACAATGTCAAGTTCCTTTGGCATAAAAGTTAGAAAAGAAAATGCACTTGCTGTATAAACATTTGGTTGTTTCATATGTAAAAACTTTATCTTGTCACCTTCCTGTATGAGAGGGTATTTGTTTGACAATTTATGTTTCTTCACCAAATGGTTATATAGTATGGCTCCCTTACAATGAATTGGAGCGCCTTTTGCAAACATACCATTAGAAGATGAAAACTTTTTAAGTCCATTTACCGAGCGTGGATAAGCAATATCCTCTGGCGGCAACTTCATAAATTCATCTCTGAACTCTTGAATAAAGTTGTTTAATTCTTTTTCATCACCTGTCATAATAATGTTCAATGCATCCTTAATCTTTTGTCTGCATACCGCTGGCGTCGATGACTTGACTGCTTCAATGCCCATGATTTTGAGTTGAGGAGTCTTATACCGAACACCTTCAATATCCCATGAATTTAAAATATATCTTTTCTTCGCAGTCCAGATTCCTTTGTCAGCAATAACTTCTCTTGACATATCCATCTTTTGTTCATAAGCATTTACAGTCTGAGCAAGAGCCGTATAACTTTTATCAATAAAAGGTTCCAGCTTCTCAGTTGCAATCTTGTCCAAGAAGGTAACAATTTTTTCTGTTTCAGTTCCCACCGAAAACACCTTGTTAATAAGCCTATCAAAAGTAATGTAAACCGAATCGGTGTCAGATGCGATAACATAGTCTTCATTCTTCGTCTCCAAGAGTTTATTGAGATAAATGTTAAGAGCTTTTTCAATCCACCGTATAGATAGTTGCCCAGATAATGTAATTCCCTCAGCGACCATAATATTAAAATACCTAAACCAATTATTCCCAATAGCACCATATGCCGAATTAAGACTAATTTTTTTAGCCATTTGAATGTTGTTATATTTTGAAATGTCCTTGAGAAGTTTGGGGTCTTTAGTGTCCTCATATTTTTGTTTTGCTTGAAGCATAAGTCTTTTATATTTTGTACGATCATCATACATAGTCTCCATAATTTCTGGCAAAAATCCTCTCTTATCTTTTCTAAAAAATGCGCCATTCGGAGTCATACAATAATCAGTATCATTCTTTATTTCACCATTAAGTATTTTATTAACCAAACCATCTTTCTTTTCACTAGAAGAAATTAATGTCTCTGGTGAAATATTATATTGCATAATTAAATGAGGATATAAAGAATTTAAATCAAAACTCATTACCCAGTTATGCATACCAACAATAGGGTCTTTTACATATGCACCTTCATATTTCTCACCCTTTTCTGCTTTTGATTTCTGAGGAATAACAATATTCTTTTCACGCAAATAATTATATATGAGAATATCCCAATAACGAACCGAACCGAGTACATCTGTATAATTAACTTTGGCATCATAAGCCATAGTTAAACACAACTCAATTAGTTTCATTTTGTCTTCTAGTTTGTCAACCAACTCAACGTCATTTATATTATATTCAATAAAAGACTGATAATCCTTCGTATACCACTCACGAAAAGTCTCATATGGATTACCTTCTTTACGTTCTCCCAGCTCAATAAATGCAATATGGTCTAAACGATATGATTCCTGAGCGGAATAAGTAAACTTTCGATACAAATCAAAATAATCCAGTGCAGCAACACCCTGTATATCATACACTTGATGAGTTCGGCCCATCTGATAAATTTCACGATCTCTTACGCCACCCCAAGGAGACAGGCGTTTTAATTCTTTCTCACCAAAAAGTTTTTTAATTCTATTACAAATATAAGGAATATCAAAAAACTCTGAATTCCAACCTGTAACAATATCTGGCCAATATTTTTCCCAAAACACAAGAAACTCTTTTAAAAGATGTACTTCATTTTTACATTTTATATAAGATACATCTTCACGTTCTGTTTCAAAATCACCGATACCCCAAACAACAATACGTTTACTTTGATGATTTTTGATTGTAATAGATAATAGTTCTTCTTCAGCCTTACTGGGAGAGGGAAATCCATTTTCACATTGAACCTCAATATCAATTGTAACCATGAGAAGTTTCTCTAAGTCCCAATTAACCCTATCTTTATAGGTGTCTGAAATATAAGTGTAAGGATATTGTGTATTGCCATACACAAGTTCTGATTGGTTTTTATTATTTTCTATCCACTCTTTAGCTTCTTTAATTGTATCAAAAGATACATCTGTAACGTATTCACCGTCAAGTGTTTTATAGGGAGTTTTCTCTTTTACAAAAGCATAAAGAGTGGGAGAATATCTTATTTTAGAATTAGTACGCTGACCATTTTTAATTTCACGAACAAGGAGATTATTTCCCCATTGAATTACATTGGTATAAAAATTCATATAGTAACTATATCACCTTTGGAATTAATTGTCAAGTACATATTTTGTTGTAACTATATATTTCCTTTGAGGATTAACCATGACATTCAACATTCGCATTGTTTTTCTATTAAGCAATATTGGGCTTCTATCTTCTCTATCGTCTAATAAAAACTCAACATTTTTATATACTGATCCAGCAAATTCTACATCTAACAAAATGGCATATCTTTCTTCTGTATAATTGTTTAATCCACCAACATCAACCTTTGCTACTCTTTGAAGTTTGCTTGTAATTGTTTTATCTTTATATGTCCAAGTAATTTTTTTACCTTTAATTTCAATCTTGTCTGCATGAATCGTCGGGGCCGAAGCTGAATTACCTGTATCAAATTTAGCAACAACATCACCAAACGGTTTTATATTAACAATTTCAAAATAACCAACTTGAGTAGATACAGCATATCTATTATCTGGATTAGAATAAAAATCAATTACTTCTTTCACTATATTTTTATTAGTTGCTTCTTCAATACCTTCTGTGCCTGGTGAATGATTTACTTCTAAAATATATGGGGGCTTTGTTTTAGGATTCTTTGAAGGAATGAAGTCTACAGCAGTCCAAGAGCCATTAATTGCTTTTGCAGCTAACAAGCATTGTTCTACTTCTAATTCTGTTAGGGGATATTCTTTAACATTTGCTCCTTGAGAAACATTCGATCTGAAGTCACCCTCTACAACTTCTCGTTTCATGGAAGCTATAATCTTACCACCCAAAACTATAACTCGTATATCACCATCAGTTTTAATATATTCTTGAATTAATAAATCTATATTTTCGTTTTGGTTGTAAAGTAATTGTACTAAAGATTCTATCTGACGTTCTGATTCAACAAAAAGAACACCAACGCCTTTTGAGCCTTCCAGAGTTTTCATAATAATTGGAAACTTGCTATCTAATGATTCAAGAGCAACTTTCCAAGTGTCTGCATTGGGAATAAGAACAGTCTTAGGTTGCGTCAAACCGAAATCTTGTAACTTAACATATGTCCTGTATTTGTCAGCCGATATTTCAATTGTTTCTCGACTATTAACCATGCAAACGCCAATCTTTTCTAATCGACTGAGCAAATCTAAATAACTCTTTTTTAATCGAACAGAACCACGAACAATGGCAACAGTATCACTAGAACTTATTTCAAATCCTTCTTTATCATCAACATTATATATTTTATATGCACCATCATCATAGCTGATAATTGCGCCTTCAACTTTCACAACATAAACCTGATGGCCGGAATTTTTAGTTTCATCCACAAATCTTTGTGCAGTATGAAACAATTCCTTTTTATCTGGTTCAGCAGAAATTACAAGAATACGATACTTGTCTTCTTTTTCTTCAGTGATGAAAGATTTGAAATTTTCCATTAGACTTCTTTTTTCTTACCGATATTATATTTAGTTTCTAATATCCATTCATTCTTTTCACGAAAGGATAATACTTTTATTTGACTTAATGGAGCTACAACTGTCGTATCTCCAAGCACATTAATAAGGCCCCAATCTTTTAATAAATTTGCAATCGTATTCCTTCTTGCAACATCATTCTCTGATAAATTT